TGCTTCAAACTGAGTAGGGATATTTAAGCGATGGTATAAGCTTATTCTATCTTCGCGCAATGGGGTAATTTTAAGTAAGAAGCTCATAGCTCTACCTCCTTACTTACTAAGACTGTGTGTGTTTCTCTGAAGTTAATAGCCAGCGTATACTCAGCGAAGGCTTCCTCATAGGTGTCAAATACTTTGGTATAGCTACTATTAATTTTTAGAAAGTAGCGAGTGCCATCGTACTTCGCTATCTCAACAATTTCAAAAAGTGTTTTCATGATTATTTAGATATGTGATTAGGTTGTGATTCTAATTTAACTGTGTCTGCATCGAATGATCCTCCGATGAGTAGGCCTGCTATTAGCATGGCGAGAAAGAGTAGTGCTTTTTTCATTTGCTTATTGATTTAATTTTAGCAAATATACAAGCGTTTTTTAGAAAAGCAAAAGAAACCTTACTAATTATAGCAAAGTTATTAACAAAAATTTGTTAGCTTAGAAAAATAGAGTGAAGATAATGCCCCCTATAAATGAGATGGGAATACCTATAAGCGCTGTATTACGCCATGATTCTTTGCGTGCAGCTTCTTTATACAGTTCTTCCTGAGATTTGATTAATTGCTGTGATGTCTTTTCGTTGGTTAGCGCCCACGCATCTATAGTCTTAGCCTGATCCTTAATAACAATAGCAGAAATACTATCCGATTTAGATAGAGTAATGAACTGAGTCTTGAGGTAGTCACGCTCAGCTTTAAGCTTGAGTAATGCTCTTACTTCTTTACTCGTTAGACTCACCAGGGTATCTCTCTCCTGCAAGCTCTGAGAGTAGATTGTGCATGGCTCTACGCAGCCCATGCTTATCAAGAGAATCAATAGCGCTAATGTTTGCTTCATAAATTGCTGTATTACGTTCTAACTGTTGGTTAAGCTCTTCTATCTGAAGCATGCGCTGCACGTTGGTAGCTTCTAATGAGTCAATAACATGCGTAGCTCTATCTGCTCTGCGCTCATATCCCTCTAAAGCTTTCTCATCTTGTTTAATACGAATGTACATCAGCTGAATGGTAGCGCAAATGCTAACAGCTAATACTATAACTATCGCTGCTTTAATTTGATTCTTGGCTTGTTGAGTCATCTTGTTTCTTTTTGGTAAAGATAGATTCTATAACAGTTAATCCCAAGCCACCGCCTGCTAAAATAAGTAGGCCATCGAACATGTATTCAGGGCATTTGTAATCTGTGAATGTGCCAATGTAACTTAAGTTAATGCAAACAAGTAATGCTAAGATAGATGCCACTCGCTTAGAGCTCGCATCGGTCTCATTACTGAATACACTCTTAAGCCATTTCATCTACGCTTCTTATTCATCTTGTAGATGGTAATAATTGAAGCTACACCTGATAAGATTAAACAAATAATCTTTAAAGCAAATTCTATATCTAACATCCATGCTGGCACTGATAACAGAATACTGCTGATTGTGCCGGTTACTCCTTCGGCTATCTGTTGTTGGTTACTGCTCATGTAATAGAGTGTAAGTAAATGCTTTTTTATTCGACTTAATACACGCTTGAATAAGCTCTTTGTAATCTTTAGGAATATTCAACACTTGGCAGCCAGCACTCCACTTGTCAATATTGCGAGACTCAGTAGATTCGTTAGCTCTATGAATATTAATGCCAAATAAGCCTGTTTCCTCTTTGCCTTGCTCCTCAGCTATTGAATCTTTATCAGCATCTCTATACACTGTTACTTTCTTAGCCTGCTTTAAAGCAGTGTATTTTCCCTGATGCAAGCCTATAACGTAGGTGTCTACGTATTGTCCGCACTTTAAAACTGCTGTGCCTAAGTTATTTATAGGATTATTAAGCCAAAAAGTACCTGGATTAGTAGTGCCTGTGTACCAGCTTACCTGATCCCCTTGCACCAAGCCTATTAGGTCATCAAATTTATTAGGCTCGTTAGCTTTGCTTCGTATCCCTACCACGTGAATAGTAGGCCATTTGTAGCCAAGCTCTGTGAATTGAGCCTTAAGCTCGTCTATTGTTGGTGCTTTCATTTTTTCTTAGTTCTTTATCGCGTTTAGATAAGTAGACCTTGAGCTTTTTCTCATAGTCTTTACGTGTCTTTTCTTCCTTTGTCATGTATATTAGTTAGTGAAATCTCTCACGTTGAATCTGCTCCATGCGCTATCGTAATTTCTACCTTCACTAAAAGCTACTGTGCTCTGCCTATTTACTTTGCGTAATGGGTGAATATCCGGGAAGTTGTTAGATGTGTATTCAGGATAAGAAGTACTATTATCACATAAGTAATCTACTAATCTTTGCGTGTACCACTGAGCATTCTCACGTGCCTTCTCCACTAAGCTATCCATCTCACCCTTAGAAATGGCTGTAGTGTTCTCAGATTGACGTGTAACTAAGTTACCGTTATCGTGCTTATACATAAGGAATGGGTAAAGCTCTACCATGGTCCACCACGCAGTAGGCTTAACAATGTACTCATTTAATAAAGTCTCATAGACTCCTGATAACGTACCATTCTCTATCTCAGATTTAATCTTATTAGTTAAATCAGTGCCAAGGTACAAAGTCATGTACTTATCTTGTGCTAAATACATAGCAGGGCGAATAAGGTTAGTATCTACAGCTTCATTTAACTGAGTGTATTTCTTTAAAAACTCCTCGTTAATGAATAATATTTCCGGTGCTATTGCCATTGTGTGTTAGTTTTAATTTGTTCCTGGGAATTTACCATGTAAAGATGATTGGTCATAAGTAGCGGTATTGGCTTGGCCAAATCCTTTAGCTATATCTTTTAAAGGCATGCCTGCACGAATAGCTTTAGCGACTGAGATAGGATCAGATGACTCTAGGCCATTATCTTTTACAAATCTACCCTTCTCTCTCTTGCGAAAGTAAACTCTGCGCTCAAAGTAATGTTTGCAATTAACCCCCCCATGGTACAACCACACCGAGTAATTAGAGCCATTGTGGCCCATATTAGGATTAAGGCTATTGCTATCCGTTTCCATCTTAGTTAAATCTTCGTAGCGGTAAACATAGCCAGCTTTAGCAGCGCTTACCATTTGACGGCAGAACTTGCGGCTATTACCACTTAGATTCTTGGAATAAGAATAACGAATCTTATAAAGTCCGCTATCCATTTCAGATGGCTTATCAGGATCTGCATAGCTTCTAACTGAGGCAAGATTAACAGGTTCAGCTTCGATAAGCTCCCACTCTTCCTCATCTACTATCTCGCCCTTATCTTCTAAAAATTCACACCACCAAGCCTCATCTTCATCGGTAAAGATTGGAGGCTTCTCTTGTGGCTCTAAATTAATCTTTTTTTTTTGAGCAGATAGTTTAGATACTGCGCTTCCCTGAGAAGGTTCAAACATAGCTGTAGCTACGTCTATTGGAAGCTGTAAGAATTGTACCATAAATACTATAGCTTGTTCTTTAGTCAAAGCTCCTGATGTTACAGATGCTACAATTTCTAAAGCGCTTGCTATCTGAGCACCATTATAAGTAACATCACTTACTGATGCTCCTGCTGGTGCTACAGGTGCAGGTGCATTAGTGTCAGTTGTTGCATTATCTGCAACAGTTGTAGGTGCTATTTGTGGCGCTGCCTCAGCTGCATCAGCGAATAGGTCATTAGACTCAATGTATAAATCAGCCACAATGCCCATATCTTTAAATATCTCTTCAAGGCTATCTGTAATTATCTTTTGATATGGTTCAATGATGTTACGATTAAAGATGCGGTAAGCGCTCTTCATCTCATCAGCGTTGCTACCTAATCCTCCTGCATCACGAATACCGAAAAGTAGAGGTGAAGTTACGCGGTGAGCTGCTAAGATGTTCTCTCTTGACTGCACGCTTAATTCTTGCCACTGCTTATCTGCATCTGACATAGGCACTAAGTCTAAGCGCGGAGCTCTATCAGCTGACTCATTAAATGTAAATACTACCTTACCTGCTTTCTTAGCACCCACCATTGTCTCCCAATTCCTTCTAATAGCCATCTGCTCCTCAGGATCAGGGATGCCGTTGTTCATGTGAAGGAAGTAGCTTGGTGCCATTCCATTGCTTAAGAATGCTCTATAAAACTCACTGATATCTCTTGTGATTTCAATGTAGTTAATAGCACTGTAGTAATCAGGCTTAGGATAGTAAGCGCTGCCTGGTGTCATCACTCCAACAAACAACACTTGAGAAGGCTCATCTGCTTTAGTTGTTGGGTTATACATTGGTATAAACGTAGGAATGTTTTTCTTCTTACGTGTGTCGCTCCAATCTTTTGAGTAATAGATACCCGGTATAACATCCTCATCATTAGCCACAGCTAATCTGCAGTTTTCGTATGGTAAGTGATTAATCTTAGCTACAGTGCTTCTATCTACTGACCAAATCACCTCTAAGTAGTAACCGCCTTGCATCTTTGCATCTAAGGATATTGGCCTGCGAATGGTGTTTAATTTAAGTCTATCAATCTCGCGTTGTGCAGCAGGATTATTGCTCTTAATTTCCTTTCCTGCTATCATAAATGAAATGCTCATAGTCAAAGCAGAGTGCACAGGAGAGGCATAGTACAAATCAATAAGATAATTGCTAAAAAA